ACGAATACAGTCACCCTGTAGAAGCTCTCGACTACGCTTTACAGGGCGAAGGTGAAGGCAGGCAAGCGCTGACAAGGGCGCAGGGCTTTGATCGTCCTACAACAGCGAGGGTGGCTTTCAGTGTCTTCTGAGGTTTACGTAGTCTTTACCGAGGATAGCGGACACTGGTGGTCTAGGTTTCTGCACCCATTCATTCAGCATTGCTACGTGTTGATACCTGATCGTGGGCGCTGGATTATCTACGGCAAGACTGAGCAGTACTTTGATCTTTTTACTTTAGACGATCAACCCTTTAAACTAGACGAAGTTATTGTAGTCAAGGCGACTAGGAAACAAACAAAGCGCAGTCTATTCATGTTGAATACATGTGTGGGCCATGCCAAACAAATACTGGGGATGAATGATCCGTTCATCCTTACACCCTATCAGTTATACAAGAGGCTGAAACAGTGAAGAAACCAAAGGCTCCGAAAAAGTCAGCGCAGGAAGTAGCGGTAGAGCGTAGACAGCAAATCATGCTCGATAAAGAAATCGAGGAACAAGAAGACCGATTCCGCGCTATGTCACGTGGCAAGCTGGGCAAGGCTAGTCTATTAGGCGGCGCACCTAGAACGCGTGCCGAAGCTGCAGGGCGTGGCGCTACTGCTGGTGGCGGTGCTGCTACTGGTTCTCGTGGTTCACTTGTTGGCGGTATTAGCGGAATGGCTGGCGGGTATGGCAGTCGCTCCGTTGGTGTACCGTCTGGATCAATGACCCGCTAGGGGGCTGACATGCAATTACCTTCACACCTTGGTTCACTTCAAGACATAATCACGCGAGAGGCTAGAGCCTTCGACGCTGAGGCCATGTGGCACGATCAGCTGTCCGATGTTTATGATTACTTTCTACCTCAGAGAAACCTATTCGAAGATGAGAAGCGCGGACAAAAGAAGATGGATAAAATCTTCGACTCCACTTCTCTCACTGCCATTCAACAGGGGGCGAGTAAGTTACAAGAGAACATCGCACCTATCTGGGCACGCTGGGCTACCTTCCAACCCAGTGAGCAGGTTATCTACGCCTTAGAAACTGGTGACTATGGGGTTTCAGAGAGTGAGATCAGAGAGAACCTAGAGCGCCAGGCTGAGATTGTCTTTGACTATATCAACCGTTCTAACTTCGGGACTCAGTTCTATGAGGCTGCACTTGATCTACTGGTCGGTACGGCTACTCTACGGATAGATGAGACCGATGACGAGGACATGCCTATCGTCTTTCACGCTATCCCACAGAAGGGCATCGCGTTTGAAGAAGGCCCATACGGTACGATTGAGACACACTGGCGACGATTGAAGGTTAAAGCTCGATTACTTGAAAGAATGTGGCGTGGATTTGAAGCAAGCGAGAAAGTCCGCAACATGATTGAGAACAGCCCAGACTCCGAAGTGTCACTGAGTGAAGGCGTTATCTATTGTCCCAAGATGAAACGATACTATGGCGTTTTGTGGGTGAATAAAGAGAACCGCATTTCATGGTTTGAAGACTTCGGCGAAACCTCACCTTGGGTTACTGGTCGCTACACGAAAGTATCTGGTGAAGTTCGTGGGCGTGGTCCTGCTATGCAAACCCTGCCCGATGTTCGCTCACTGAATAAGGCGAAAGAGTTTGTACTGCAAAAGGCTGCCATTGATCTAGCGGGCATGTATACGGCCACTGATGATGGTGTGACCAACCCGTACAACCTGACGATTGCACCAGGTGTCGTGATTCCTGTTGGTAGTAACAACACATCGAACCCGTCTATTCAGCGTTTAGACACTGGCACTAACTTACAGCTGGCACAGTTTGAAATCATGGAATTGCAGAACGCTATCAAGGTCGCGCTATTTAACGACTTACGTGATCCGACTGGCCCTGTTCGCTCTGCCACTGAAATTGCGATTGAGTCTAGAGAGCTAGCCAAGCGTATTGGCTCTGCTTTCGGTCGCTTGCAGACTGAAGTGCTGATGCCCATCTTAAAGCGTGTTGTGTCTATCCTTACTCGGCGTGGTCTGATTACTCCGATTAAGCTGGGTGGCCAAGACGTAGCGGTCAAGTTCACTAGCCCACTAGCGCGCGCTCAAGATGCTGAAGACCTGTTAGCTGTACAGCAAGCCGTACAGTTTGTATTGCAGACAGCAGGGCCAGAGCAGGCAATGATGGCATTCAAGACCGAAGACTTTGGTACATGGGCGGCTGAGAAGACAGGCATGTCTAGTGAGCTAGTGCGACCTGAATCTGAGAAACAGCAGATCATCCAGGCTGGTGCTCAAGCTGCACAGATGCAACAAGGTCAACAACAACCACCAGAGCTTAGGGCCGTATGAGTTGGGATCAGTTAGAGATAGACCAAGAAAAAGCAAATAAGAAACAGGCCGAAATCAGAGAGAAGCAGGTAGCATTAGCTAAAGCGTATCATCGCTGTTTCTCTACTGATGACGGGTTTAAAGTACTGGAGGACTTAACCAATCGTTTCATCATGGACAACAATACCCACTTCTCTGCTCAGAATATTGAGTATGAGGCGGCGTATCACAATGGTGAGTCGGGCGTTATTAAGTTCATCTTGCACTTAATCAAGCAAGCGGAGCGTGTATGACCGAGAAAAGAAAGAGGGCTGCCAAGCCCAAGTACGAAGTTATCTGCGAGTACAGGGAGTGGTTAGAGTCTCAAGGCTTTAAGTTTGAGTGGCTCGATAAATTAAACACTGATTACGGGTTTGATAAGTTCGAGTATATCCCTAAGTTCAAAGCATTTCGCTGTTACAAGGAAGAACAGCACCTAGATTGGGCGGACGTTAACGATGTAGCAATGCTAAATGGTCATCGTCGCCTAATAGAAATCCTGCTGAAGCATCAGCGGGTCAGTCCGAAAAGGGCTGTTATTAAATACGTTTGGAGTTAAGTTATGGAAAATCAGGCCGTTGAAAGCGATACCCTGAACGCAGGGGTATCTTTGGTGGATTCTGCACAGCCAGAATTGGGCGAAAATGAATACTTTTTAACAGAGGGTATTAAGGGAACAGGCGAGCGCCCAGACTGGTACAAGGCTGAGAAATACAAGTCTATTGCTGACCAGGCTAAAGCGTATACCGAATTGGAGAAGCGTTTCGGTGGATTCACTGGCGCACCCAAAGACGGGTATCAAGCACCCGAGGGTATTGAGGCAGACGATGCACTATTTGCTGAGCTAAAGACTTTTGCTGAAGAAACGAACATGTCGCAAGAGGCATTTGGTCGCGCATGGGATTTACTGCAAGCCCAGTCTCAGGCAGTCGAAGAAGTATCTGTTGAAGCCGAGTTAGCTAAACTTGGTGACAATGGGCAGGAGCGTATCAAGACTGTCGAGCAGTTCATGAAGAACAATCTTGACCCTGATACCTATGAGCGCGTTCGTTATGGTGTGAACAGTGCTGAAGCGGTTGAGTTGGTCGAGGCGTTAATCAAGGCGACTGCGCCAGCAAAATTACCAATTGATGGTGTTGTTCAACCAGGCGGCATTACATGGGAAGCAATCGAAGCTGAAATGTTCAAGAAAGACGATCAAGGAAACTTCCTACGATCTACCAATCCTGCGCATGAAGCTAAGATCCAACGCATGATGAAAGAATTTGGTGGTGACAAGCCTTATTCTCGCACTGTTGGGTAGTTTGTTTTCTTATAACTAAATGTTATTATCAGTCTGTCGGATACCCATTCTTGGCCTGACGGATTATTTAAGGTTGTAGGCTGACCGAATCTGTCGGGCACTCAGTCGAAAACTTCATAAAATCGCGCAATGGTGCGCGTATTGATTTATTTTGACAATTTGAGGAATGTATCATGTCAATTAATTTATCTGCTGTAGCGGTAATTGAATTTGACAGTATGGTCAAACAAGCCTACCAAGGCATGGGCCAGCTGAAAAATGCAGTAACCGTCCGTAACAACGTTGTAGGTGACACCTACAAATTCCGTCGCATGGGCAAGGGTCTTGCTAACCAGAAGGCTTCTTCTGCTGACGTAACCCCAATGAACGTAGCTCACGAGTTCAAAGTTGCCACTTTGGCAAACTGGAACGCTCCTGAGTACACTGACATCTTCGACCAGGCTGAAGTTAACTTCGATGAGAAGCAAGAGCTTGCTAACGCAATCGCTGGCGCTTTGGGTCGTCGTACTGACCAGTTGGTTATTGATGCAATGGACGCTTCTACCCCATTAACTACTGCTGTTCCTGCTGGCGGCACCAACCTGACTATGGCTAAAGTAATTGAAGCCCAAGTTGCGTTGCGTGACCAAGGCGTACCTAGCACTGAGCTTTTTGCTGCTATCGAAGCACAAGGTCTAGGCGGCTTGTTGAATGATGAGAAAGCAACCTCTGCTGACTACCAGGCTATCAAGGCTCTTGTATCTGGTGAGATCAACACTTTGTGTGGCTTTAACTTCATCGTCATCGAGTCTCGCGCTGAAGGTGGTTTGACTGAAGCCTTGAACATCGTGGACTCTTGGTTCTTCCAGCGTCCCGCTGTTGGCTTGGCCATCGGCATCGACATGAAAACTGAAATCAACTACGTACCTGAGAAGACCTCTTGGTTGTCTAACGGTATGTTGAAAGCTGGTTCAGTTGTTCGTGACGAAGGCGGTTTGGTTAAAGTTCAGTACGACAAAACTGCGTAAGCACACGGGGGCTTCGGCCCCCATTCTTTTTCAAAGGTGAGTTATGGCTAGCAAGATAGACCTAATTAGTAACGCATTGATCCTAATTGGGGATACCCCTATTAACTCCCTTACTGGTGGTACTCGCGCACAGCAAGTAGCATCTAACCTGTACGACAATATCGTGCAGAATGAATTGACCAAACACCGATGGGGCTTTGCGCGTAAGAAGGCGCAGTTGTCATTGACTACCGATGTACCCACCGATGATGAATGGTCAAACATCTACCAGCTGCCTACTGACCTGCTTGTGCTGATTAAGGTTTACCCTAACACCAAGTACCAGGTTTATGGCGATAAGGTCTACACTAATAGAGGTGGTGCGCTGTATTGTGACTACGTATACAACGTGCCTGAGTCTGAATGGCCTGTATACTTCTCTAAGATGATTGAGTATGCCTTGGCTAGAGACTTTGCTAGCTCTATTCGTGATAGTGATTCTGCTCGGCAAACAATGTCGGCTGAGTATGTTAACCAGTCTCGCATGGCTCGATATACTGATTCACAGCAACACCCTCAAGAACGGATACACAGCAACCCATTCACTGATGTGAGGTTCTAATGTTTGATAATGACCAGATGTCAAACGTGGGTTCCAGCTCTGGTGCCCCAAGAATCTACACATACAAGACAGAAGATGACCGCACAGTAGTATTGGCCCCAGGTTACTTCAATCAGTTGTACACAAAGGTTCACGTTAAAGACCTAATCATCGTGAATAACTCGGTTGAGGTGTACACCTGCAAGGTAACGGCTGTATCTAAAAAGAGCGTGACGGTTGCTAAGACTTCATTCCTAGACCGTG